ATCTTCACTCATCCCCACTCTCTGCTACAGCATCCTGTTCAAGTTTTTCTCTGATAGTTTTCAGTTCTGCCACTGACGCATCAAACTTTTTCTTGTCCAGTCTTTGCAACGCAGATGTCTTTGTCGCACCGGCAAGCCATAGCTTCTCTACTTCTAATGGGGTTTTCTTTTCCCTTGCTTTATCAAGCAATTCTTCTATAAAGATATGCAGTTCATCTACAGCATGTGGTTCTTTGGTAGCACCGCCCTTCTGTACCTGTGGCTCTACGCCCACGTGGTCTGTATCAGCTATCTGTCCATCATCATCTTCATCTGTTGCTAGACAAAGCATGGCACTCAACGCATACCTACGCATGTACGTCAGCGCAGACCCCATAGCCTGTGCGCCATCACGCTGTTGCTTCAAAGGCAGTTCGCTTTCTATCCACTCTCCGCTTACATGGAGCAGACGTGTTACAAGTGTGTAACCCCTGTCACTGATTATAGGTATCTGTACTACAGACAATCCATTCTTTGAAGTTATGGGTAAAATAGTTTCCAAGATAAGAGCAAGGTCAGCATAAGAATATGTGTAACCTTTGCCATCATGGGTATTTACTTTAACCTTCTTTGTCTTAGGCAGAATAGGGAATTCTGCTTGTGCCTTTGATAAGGCTTCTCCGAGTTCGGCAAGCGTCTTACTTGTACGCATTACCGGTAGTGTTCTAAGGACTTCTCCTGTTGCTTCATCAAATTCCATTCAATTCTCCTTGATATTGATCACAAAAATCAGCTACATCACAAAACCTTTGACACCTTATAGGTTCTCCCCTTCGGTGTTCTATGATGTAGCCTTCGTTATTTTCTACAAATGTTTGTGCATCTTCTTGGGTATCTAAAAGTTTAAACGCTCTCTTACCACCCTCTTTCAACACCGCCCACTTGTCCGGTTTCTTCCATCTATCCTCGTCAGTACAATCTGGCAAGCTAATGGAAGCAAGCTGATGAGACTCTATCTTCTCACGCACAAACTGTTCCTGTTCTGCAAAAGTCCATAGGTCTATGTCAGTTACAGTCACTTCACGTTGTGGGTAATCTGGATTTCTTTCAGCTTCAAATGATGAATGGTCTCTAATGATATTAACAATCTGTAGTTGGGATACATCCCTTCCATTCTTGCGAGCAAGCCAAGCATAAATGTTTAGTTGCTCTACATCACTAGCACGACCATTCATCACAGCATACGCCTTACGAGTTTTCCAATCCATAATCGTTATGCCTTGAGGGTCTAAGCGTTGTACGTCAATCTGTCCACTAACAGTCCATCCACATGACTCGGCAAAGTATCTCTGCTCTAAGATATAACCATCTAGCGTACCCAATTCTAAGATATGGTGTACCGCCCTACCAAACAGAGACCACACTTGTTTGGACACATCAACAGTGATTTCATCATCATGCTGATAAGTTAAGTGAGCGATTCTAGGTGGTTTGAGTAGTCCAGTTGCAGATATATCTGCTTTGCCACGTGTATAAGTGTCACGCATTACTGCCTTCGCAAATACTTCTGGCAAGTTAGTTTCGTTGCTATACTTCATTTACACTCTCATTGGGTAGTTTTGATTAACTCTAACTGTGACACCCACACACCGAAGTGTAGATAGACTACACTTGGTATATAATACTAAAGATATTATAATGGATTGTCAAATACTTTAAATAAAGTTAAGGAATATAATATAAATGGGTAGAAAAGTTTACCAATGTATCAAAGGAGAATGCGTATCCAAAGCTAATTCAAGGAGACTGGTGTACGTGGGGGGTAAGCCAAGATTTATTAAGTCAAAGAAAGGATTAGAATTTATCAAGACAATAGAGGAACAGGTTGCGCCCTGTAAATTTTTAGAGGGAGACTTACAGGCAACCATAAAAATATATTACTCAAGCAGACGACCAGACTTAGATGCTTCTCTAGTGTTGGATGGTCTTGAGGGTATATGGTTTAAGAATGATAGAGCGTTTAAACGTATCATCACGGAGAAATATCTGAGCAAAGAAAACCCTAGAGTCGAGGTGTCTGTTGAAGAAATAGAGTGGGATGAGTTGGGAAGCGTAGAAAAAGAGGGGAGATAACTCGAAATCCCCCCCCTTAACTGGAGTATTGATATGGGAATATCAACAGAGAACAAGGAGTATGAAAAAAACCTTGCACTCATACACGATTATAAATTAATATAGAGAATAGACAAGTTGAGGGGTAAGACCATAGGACTTGTCATAAAAAAGGTTACTATGGGATGCGTACATAACCTAATGCGAGACCGAAAGATTGAACGCAGTACGCCTTGAAGCACTATGAATTTAAGTATGTAGCAATTAAATCACACGCCAAGTGCGGTAGTGTGATGCCATAGCGGAGTCCGAGACGATTAGCATATGGATAGGTCACACCCACGCTGATGTGTGGGATGTGAAACCTATGCCAAAGCTTCATCCTCAACGAGAAGCATAGATTAGGATGGCATAACTATAAGGGAACATATGAAAAAAACTGGAGAAAAATATGGGAAAAAATTACGCCTTTGAGGGTTACGTAATCAAGCTAACCCAAGCCGACTACGATAAGTGGTTAAAAACTTTCAAGAACATTCCTAATTTAGATGCTGTCCTTATGTCGAGAGACGTGTGGCTATCCGAAGAAGCGGATGATTCTGCTCGCAAGAAATGGTACATGTCCACAGTTAACTACTTAGTTAACGTGGATGCTCGCTTTAAAGATAAGAATAAAAAGGATGAAAAGGGTAGGCGATTAGACGAAGATGGTAAACATATATTTAAGAGGATGCCATGAACGATATAACACTAACAAAAACTATAGACCAACAGTTAGCCGACAAGGGCATACAGCTACGCTCATACGAAACCGGACAACACAAAACCACGTGTCCGGAATGCTCGCATCAACGCAAAAACAAAAGAGACCTTTGCCTATCCATAAACATCAATGAGGAAGGTGCAAGATGGCGTTGCCATCATTGTCTTTGGGAAGGAAACGCATGGAAGGAAGCCTTACGTAAAGCACCCACCATCAAGAAACCTACGCCCAAAAAACCCTCAACCATACCGAATACAGTAAGCATTAAAGGTACGTGGGGAGAGAAATTTTTTGAGGAAAGGGGATTGAGTTTGAGTCATGTCAATAAGTTTGGCGTGGGAATAGCATCACATTTCGTGAGTAACAAGCGACAGGATTGCATAGCCTTTGTATATAGGAATGAAGAAGGAATCCCCATCAATATAAAGTTTCGTACAGCAGATAAAAATTACGCACAGTTACCGGACTGCGAGAGAATACCCTACTTAACAGACTGTTTAAACGCAGAAGATGAATCAATCCTCATATGCGAGGGCGAGATGGATGCACTTACATGGAAGATGGTTGCGGATAATGTGATCTCAATTCCGGATGGTGCAAGTGATAGGAAGATGGATTGGTTGCAGACTTTTGAAGTTACTAAGTATAAACGTATTTATCTAGCCTTAGATAATGATGATGCCGGAATACAATGCCGAGAGGAAATAGCTAGACGCATAGGCAGAGAAAAATGTTTCATCATTAGCTATCCGGAAGGATGTAAAGATGCCAACGAGGTGTGGTGTTTGGAAGAATCAGCATTGAAACAATGCCTAGACAGTGCCGAGCCTTACCCAATTAAGTCTTTATATACAGCGAATGCCTTCATGGAAGAAGGCTTACAGCTTTATAGAGGTGGGTTAAGAAAGGGATTGTCCACGTGCATATCTGGAATGGATGAAATCTTTTTGGTGCGACCATCAGAAGTAACCATAGTGAGTGGTGTTGCTAACTGTGGGAAGTCAGAGTTCATAGATGCGGTAGCGGTCAACATGGCACGTGAGCATGACTACAGGTTTGCCATGTGTTCTTTTGAGAACCCTGTGTCCGAACACATCAACAAGATTGCAGAGAAACGAGTGGGTAAACCGGCACGTAAGGGATACATAGAGCCAATGGATGAGGAAGAATTACTGGATGCGTATGATTGGATAGCGCAACATTTCTTTTTCATTAGGGCGGAAGATGAGAGTCCGACTATTGATTGGTGCTTGGAAGCATGCGTGTCAGCAGTTCTAAGGTATGGTGTAAACGTTGTGGTGCTTGATCCCTACAACGAGTTCGATCATAAAAGACCTAGTGGAATGACTGAAACAGAGTACGTTTCACAGATGATGAGCAAGCTAAAACGCTTCGCACAGGCTTATTCTGTGCATGTATTCTTCGTGGCGCATCCGGCTAAGATGCGGAGAGGTGCGGATGGGGAGTTCCCTTTGGTTGAACCCTATGACATAGCCGGTAGTGCTAACTTCGCTAACAAGGCAGATGTAATTTTAATAGTGGAAAGGGATTTTACTAAAGGCAGTAAGGAAGTACGCATACATACAAAGAAAATGCGGTTTAAACAGTCCGGTGCTATCGGACAGATTGATCTAGAGTATGACGTGATAAGTGGTAGATACCACAAACCATTCGGCTATCCGGACTCTACTTTTATTTAGCTTTACGTCTGGTAACTTTAACCTTTTTCTTGGGTGCTTTTTTCTTAGGTGCTTTGCCACCTTCCCATGCTTCGTTAACGTCTGGTGTAGATTTGTCGTCAGCTTTGTATCTACCCTTTACAGTTCTTGTTCGCTTGGGTTTCTCCCAAACAGTATCCTTTCTCCAATCCTTTTCAGTTGGTTTCTTGGGTTTAACTTCTGGTTGTGGAAATGAAAACCATTTCACAAACCATTCTTTGATTGTTTTTTTAGGCATGATTATTTCTCCTATCTTTTAGTACCTGTTTTTCCACCTCAAAATCCAACAACGCATCTTCCTGTTCACGCTTCATGCGTATAAGTTTATACACATACTGTCGTGAAACACCTACAAGCTTGGCTATCTGATTGCCATTCAAACCTTCCT